ATTTTCTCCATTGTTATTAATATAATATCCCATATTATTCTATTAATGTCAAGTAGGAGATCGTTAAAATCTTACAACTTTAACATTCCTTGCCAGTCGCAGTTCTGCTTAAACTGGTCGAAGTCATCTCCTACTCTAGTGGCTTTATAGGATTGGCTCGCAACTGATTTTCCCTATACTTTAACTGCACTTAAACTAGTATTGCCATTGTGCAGACCAAATTCTTGTAACTCCCAGTAGTAAGTAAATTGCACATCAGGAGCGACCTGATTCGGATTATCTTTTTAAACACTTACCGAAAATATCTTCGTGTCCTTACTACTGGGTATCTCAGCTGAGATAATTCTTAATCAGTTAAAAGTTTTAAGCTGTCCTCTTTAGTCATTAATTCAAAAACTTTTTTATCTAATTCTTCTTTAGTTTCTGCATCAATACCTGCAAGAATAATTGCTTTTTCTAACTTCTCTTTAATCTCATGAGACTGGTCAAACTCAACACGGGTATTATACCTATACCTTTGTTCACGCCTGCTCCAGTCATGGTCTCTTTTGAGAATGATACTTCCATAGCTACCTTCTATTAATGTTCTGTTTTCATTAATAAAACTTTGTAAGTTATTTTTAGCAATTTCTGATTTAAGTTCAGCTTTATCAGAAAGCCTTTCTAATCTTTTAGCTTCAAGAAGAATTTTTTTAATTTTTCCGTTGTTATCAGATTTAGAAATAAGAGTTTGCTTTTCTTTTTGCATTACTACTTCTGCGTAAGCTTCTCTTTCGGTTTTATTTAGTTTTTTCATTTATTTACTCCATTAGTTATTAAAGATATAATATCCCATATTATTTTATATAAGTCAAGCGGGATTTTTTATTAGTGTATTATTTATTAGATCTATCCTAGACCTAATAAAAAAAATGGGACCCGACCCGATTTATAGGCGTGTCCCGACTTGGGGGGATTTCTCCCCCCTCGGGAAAATTATTTTCCTAAGTATTTTTTATAGATTTTTTGGGATAAATTTCCTTTAATTAAAGTTTCAGACAAGCAGCAAGCATAGGCAGTTGTCCAAACAATATCTTCTTGACTAACTCCAGATCTTAAATCTTTAATGATCCCGGCTAATTCTTTTCTTATGGTTTTTTCTTTAATCATTTTATTTTCTCCGTTTGTTTAAGTTAACTATATAATACCATATAATAATATATAGTCAAGCTTTTATTTTAATTTAATTTTAGAAATTTGGGGGAGGATTTCTCCTCCCCCTGGGAAATTATTCCAGATCGTCCAGAGCATCAGCGGAGGCTCTTAGATCCCCAGTGAGAATTTGGATTTCTCCTTTGATATTCTCAATTTGATTTTTGAGATTTTCATTCTCTTCCATTATATCTAAAAGTCTTTGTGCTTCTTTTTTGTTTATAGGCATTTGTTTTCTCCATTTGTTTAAGTTAACTATATAATACCATATAATGGGATATTGTCAAATTGGGATTTTTCCAAGGCGGCCGGGAATGTATATATATACCGCAACCAGTAATTATATTTATAGGCGTGAACCCGACTTAATACGTGAACCCGACTTAATGCTTCATAATTGCAATGGATCGCTTGTTTATTTGTGACCCGCTGCAAAGTTTGCAAAGTTCGCATACTGTTTTTTGTCCAGCTTCTTTTGAGGCCGGACAAAGAATTTCTTTACCCTTAATAGGCTGTTCTTTTACATCCATAACTCTAAATGTACGTTCACCACGTGACCAGGCAAGGCGGGCTTCGTTCTCAGAATCAACACTAGTCATTGTTATATCTGTGTAAGAATCTTTTATATTGTTTTGATGGCTGTAGCCAGTATGGCCGGTGGCATTGGTTAGTAATAGATCCCAAATTTTACGGGGCACTGCGGCCGGGTCGCCATAAGTACCTAAACGAACCGGCCTATTAGATCCTATGTCGATGATATCTTGATCACTTGCAACCGGATAGTTTCCATTATGAAAACTTTCATAAACTCTTAACGGGCCTTGACCGATAAAAACATAACAATTTCTATTTTCTGCCGTCTTTCTTTTTGGATCGGTGGACGGCGTGCCCCGGTGCGGACAATCGCCGCATATACCAAAGTCTTGGCCAGTCTTATTTGCTAAACGTGGATCTATATCTTTTGTTAAAATATAAGTTTGCAGCATGTCACCGGTTTTAGTATTAGGTGCGGACTTATTGCCATTAATAGCAACCGCAATAATTGGTGTTTTGTTATCCAGAAGCGACAAACCATCATATATAATTTTTCCAGGCATATTTTTTTCTCCATTTGTTACCATGTTATAACATGGGATGTTATGGAAGTCAAATAGGGTGTATAGGATATGCAGCGGGTTCTAGTTCTATCACCTGAACCTAAACCAATTATACGCATGTCCCGACACCCGACCCGATTTTACACGCCCGACCCGACTAATACGTGCGTCCCGACTCACTATACCCCCTATTGGATTATACCAGATAGTTCCATAATGTAAACCCACTACATATGGTGTTTAAAACACGCTCCTGGAATCTAAATGTAGTAGGTTCTAGTTCGTAGAACCTAAACCGCAGCCCGATGTAACAGCTGTTTCACTTTTGACTGAATTGTTTCACCGAAAATAAAAAGAAAACCCCTCTTTACGAGGGGTGTGGTTTATTACGTGATCCCGACTATAAAATTATCTTTTATTATCTTGATATGTATAAAACTATATGGTACAACAAGGTATAAATATGGAGGATAATATGGATAATGTATTTAAAGAACTACGCTTTATGGGAAACGAAGACCTTATGTTTAATATCTTGGATATGCAGAAAAAACATATTCAAAATATGCCCCATGGCGACAAGAGAGATATGCTGTGGCGTAAATTTCTATCTAACGTAAGTTATGTTGAAATGAAGTTTGAGGCCGAGTTATATTCAATAATAGAAGATGCACTAGATGGAGGAGTTTCTAATGACTACAGAGATTATGCAAACAGAAAATACTTATAAGAAAATATGGGAGTCTTCAACAAGTGTTGAAGATTTTTTAAACAAAATTGGTGAGCCGTCGGACACTGTTGTAGTTCTTGAAGAGAAGGGAATTATTGATGTCTATAACGACAGCAATGGATATGTTTATGTTGATTTAAATGAGGGAGGAGAATAATGAAAAAATTTAGAGTAATTTCTACTTGCATAGAGGTAGAAAAAATAGATGTCTATGCAAAGACTAAAGAAGAGGCAGAGGAATTGGTTTTAGAAGGTAGTTATAAAGCCGATGATGTAATAGATAAAACATGGCAAGACCAAGTTATTGAAGAAATAAGGGAGGTATAATATGAAACATTTTATGGCA